ATGACCAACGATCTAACCTTCGGTCAGTTCATTTCCGAACAAAGACAAAAGCATTCTATGGAAAGTCAGGAGCTTGCAAAAGCGCTTGGGATTTCGGGTGCCTATCTTTCTCAATTGGAACGAGGTGTCCGGACGAATCCCAGCACAGAGCTTCTGGACAAAATCGCAATGGTTTTGTGTCTGAACAAAATTGAAACAGAAACGTTGTACGATCTGTATGCAAAGGTAAGCAGGCAGATCAGTCCTGATATTGCCGTATATATTTCCTCCAGTGAAACGGTGCGGCAAGCACTGCGGACTGCCCGTGATGCCAATGCAACAGAGGAAGATTGGAAACAATTCATAGAACAGCTGAACAAATGAACAATAATTTTGCGGAGCAATCCGCAAAATTATTGCGGTTGTTTTAGCTAGGTAGTTAAAATTGAGGTGAACGAACAAATGTGAAAGAAAGGCAATATAAATCACAGCATCAGGTACGCTGTCCATTCTGTAAAGGCAGATTATTTGATATTGTGACAGATGAAAATTTGACACAGCACTATGTGTCCTGCATGGTTGTAATCAAATGCTGGAAGTGCCGTCAAGAAATCAAAATCATATATTCTGACTTAGTACAGACACCACGTATATAAAATATAGAGTAGGAGTTTGACAAGCAGCTTTTGAAGCTATTGTCGATTCCTACTCTTTTTTGTTTTCGGAGAAACTCCGTTCTGCTTTAAAAGCGGGATGGAGTTTTTTATGCCCTTTTTTCAAGTATGGCAGTGCAGCATTGCCAAATATCCATAGCCTTCGTTTGATTTAAAACCTTATATATCAAACGGAGGTGAGAAAATGAAGAAAAGCACAGTTCGTGTTTATGATACAATTTCAAAAGAATATGTTGACATTGAAGTCAGTGAGGAAGTCTATACATATTACAACAGGTCACAATGGAATATGGATGACAATGATGATTCGTTCTATAAGCATGAAATTCAGTTTTCAGCGTTAATTGGCGGCAATGATGGTACGTTTGAGAATTTCAGAGAATTTAGAATTGAAAACAGCGTTGAAAAAGAGGTGATAAGTAAGCTTTTCACGGAAAAGCTTTATGAATGTCTCAATTTATTATCAGCATCAGATCGTCAACTGATAGAGATGCTGTTTTTTGAGGGGAAAACAGAACGAGAATGCGCAGCATACTATGGCATCAGCCAGAAAAATATCAATAAAAAGAAAAATAGAATTCTGTGCAATCTGCACAAACTTTTAGAAAGTATAAAATAAAGGGGTATCAAATTCCCGACTTCTTCCCCTATACAAGCGAAAGGAGATAAAAATCGAATTTCATGTATCTTGAAAATTGAATATACAGCATCGGGAATACATGAATCCTGCGGGCGGAATAAACCCCGTCAGCCGCAGAAGCCATACGCCACGACCTCAAAAGAGCGAGCGAGAAATATGCAGCTTCCAAATCCGGAATAGCTTTCCGGAACGGCGATGAAACGCAGGAGGATAATGCTACTTCCGTCCAGTCATAGCACCCCTTGGTCGGGGAATCAGGCAATGAGGGCGGCTCCGGGAGATCCTCGGAGGGATGAGATTTCCATGAGACTGATACGCTGTCAGTCGTTCCCGATGTTCTGCCGTGACGGGTGTTAAGGACAAATATCACGGAAAATCGTCTGAGAAATCAGACGAAGGCAAAACGTTAAAGTTATACCGCACTGCCTTTTTGCTAAGACAAATCAAATCCAGCAGTGCGGATATAACGCAAGTGCAGGAGCAATTTTTCCTGCATTTGCGTTATATATATCAAAAATGGAGCGTGGTAAATTGAAAGAAAAATTAAGTTGGGATGAAATCAGAAATCTGATTTTGCATAGAAAAAAGAAAATTCATTACGGTGAAAATTGCCGAAAATGTATCTGGGCAGATACAAGATCGGGAAAAATTTTATGTTCCAGGTACAAATGTGTAAAGGAAAGAGGAAAATGAACAAGTACGGACAAGCCGAATATGCCTATGGGATTCTCCGACAGATTTCAGAGAAACTGCTTGCCGAGGGAATCCTGACAGAAGAACAATTGAAACAGCTGAATGTGCTAAACAAAGAGGGCTGCTTTCGTCAGTTCTGCACAGCTTTGGCGGCGTGATTTCGTTGGATTTGGTGATACCATTTTTCAGGAAAAAGTGGTATTGTGTATGTAGTGTAAAAATCAGATGGAGGTGCTAACTTGAATCCGAATGTAACAGTAATTCAGCCGACAATTACAGCGAAACAGGAACAGAAAATTCGGGTTGCAGCATATTGCAGAGTCAGTTCTGATTCCGTTGATCAGTTGAACTCGTTCATGACACAGATGCGGTACTATGAAAATTTCCTTGCTGATAGTAAAACGGAAACATTGATTTCGGTATACGCTGACATATAGACCCCTTAATTCATACAAAACTGGAGCGATATAAGCGAAAAATAGCTGTTTTAATAGGCAAAGCGGCAACCTTGGCACAAATTTCGGTGCCGTGGTTGCCGCTTTTTTTATTTTGCCCGTAAATAGTGGATTCAAAAATGCACCACCTTTTAACGATTAGCAGGGTATCGTTAAAAGGTACGGGAGTATCGTTAAAATGTACAGTAAACCGTTAAAAGGTATAGCAACCGTTAAATTGTATAGGAACATAAAAATCTCCGAAGCAAGTGCTGCCCCGGAGAATCGTTTTCTTATGTGTTGTACAGTTTCAGGAGTGCATCTAACAGGCGGTATGCTTCTTCACGATAATAATCGGAATGCTTGGAACGCTTTGCATGAAGCTCGTCCAGGTTGATGTTTGCAAGACCTGCTTTCAAAAGGTCAGCGGACTGCTTGCGGACGGTATTCGCTGCATCGTGTCCGAGATGCATTTTTTCGTGGAACTCTGAGCCTTTGACATCGTTAAGCAGAAGCAGTGCGGCGAGACCGTGTTTTGGAGAACGGTCGATAAGGTGATGAACAAGGTCTGCGAACATCGTAGCTGTTTCTGCCTTGTTCTCCTGCTCAATCATCATATCTTCCGGGGAAGGTACGGTGGCGAGGTCGAGGTCGTAATCGTCAGCCAGCTGATCGATAGATACGGAATTTGGCACCGCATAATGTCCGAGCTGTTCGTTAAGTGCCAAATTAAACGAGCCACGAGCAGCTTTGGCAACGGACTCAGGAACCGCCATGTACAGCACTTTGAAGTTTCTGCCTGCAACGGTGATGGTCTTGATACAGTCAGGGTTGGTACAATGCGCCTTTGCAAAAGCTGCATCATACATGGTTGGCACTAAGACCTCACCCGGCTTCAGTGGTTCGTTGTTGTAGTTGCGTGTGATTTTCTTGGAATGTGTGCTTGTCTTATCGCTTTTCATGTTTTTTCCTCCTGCGATTTTCAAAATTTCTGTGGAAACCGCAGGAAAGAAAAAAGTTCCTGTGATTTCTCACAAGAACAATCCAATCGTTTATAAGGTCAGCCGCTATGGTTGATAAGGTTTATAAGGTTTATGACTAAAAAATTTATGTTTTCGTAAAATAGCGTTCATTTGTGTCGAATTGAAAAATTGAGGTTTTTGTGCTATAATATGTTTTAGTGGGGTTTGGTTGGGGTTGCTAATGCGGATATACACCAGACCGAGAATGAAAAACAGAGTTAATCGGAGGAAAAATAATGTCAATTAAAGAATATCCTCGTCTGTGCGGAGGCACTTTTTGCACACTGATATTGCAAGCCCTCCGACAAAGAATAGGTGCACGAGAACACTACAAAGGAGACAGCGACGGTCTTACCGACTCGGAATTTTTGGTAGGATTGATAAAGGTAATTAACCCTGCATACAAGAATCCCGGCAAGGCCAAACTCAAGACCATTGCGAACAACTACAAAGCCTGTAATCAATCAAACAGCGTGTATTTTCCGTTTAATGACAAACAGCTTATAAGCACTTTTGATGAAGATGTTAGGAAGAATTATCAAGTGGTGCTGAACAGGATGATTGCCTTTGTAGATGACTTTATTGATTTGACGGACACGGCACATAAGGACGCTAATTTAGTGCGTGCTGTAATTGATTTGATACAGCAAGATGAAAGCTTGCCAGATGATGCTGAGTTTTATGTTGGCAGCAACGGAGAAAAAATAAAAAAGACTGCCATCAGCAGCCTGAAAGAAGTATGCCTACCCTCGTTTTTACTTGGCGTATGGCACTATATTGTTTTGAACCGTAAAGATAACTCGGTTGGAAAAGCTACATATGATATCTGGTGTCCGTCAAACGGCGGAGGAACACGAGAATACATCGGCGATATGGGAGAGAAAATCCTTCCTGGACTACGGGTATGTCATGTTTCAGCGCAGGAAACTGTAAGTTCAGAAATAGTTGAGGATTATGTTGAGGGTGAAAAAACGGATGAGGAAGCCAAAGATGTACCACCTTCATCATCACAGCAGATCGTAAACAACAACCCAACTTTCTTTAATTTCAATATTTCAGGAAATAACAACAATGTGTTCAATCATGTCGATAAACTGATTATAGGCAACGGAGGAAAGCGTGATGAGTGAAAATTTGCCAGCGAACGGCCAACGGAATCTTCCGACAGATACGAAGTCAGCAGAAATCACAATCTCAGGAGATAACAATAATTTTGTAGCACACGCTGATACCGTAGAGAATAACATTACAATAATGCTGGATAACCCAAGAGCAAGACGTGGAGAAAATAAAGCAAGACTGTCATTCAACACAGATTTCTACCATTTATTTGTTATTTCAGGCGAAAGATATGAGGATACATATTTTCTGGTTCCTAAAGACAGGGCATTGACAGAGAATACCAACGAAGAACTCAAGAGCAGATATGCAACTCTCAGACCAGAAGCTATCGAAGAACTGAAGCGATATCCTGCCATTTTTGCAGATGAAAACCACTCATATGGTAAAACGGATGATGAGCAGGATGCTTATTTGGGCTTTTTGAAGGATGTTAAGATTCAAGATAACGGAATTAAGATATACTATACGATAATTACGGCAATTCCGCAGCAGATTCTAAATGACCGGTGTTTTGAATTTGGAATATGCGGTGCGAGATCATTTAATGAGCTTAACCGTACACATTGGGCATTGAAACAAATCAATCTTATAGAATCGCTGCAGAAAGCTGACATTCGGTTTTTTTAATTAAGGAATACGCAGCGATGGAGGTAATACGATGAGTCGTGAATATGACGATATGCAGGTAGAAAAATGGGTGAATCTGGAGGACGTAGCAGAGCATTTAAGTATTAGCCGAGACACAGTTCGTACCTGGATTAAAGAGGGAAAGCTTCCGGTTTATCGAGCTGGGAAACGATATAAATTCAAAATTTCCGAAGTGGATGACTGGGTTCGCAACGGAAAAATCAAAGAGTAAAAAAGATGGGATGGTGAAACGAATGCAGAGAAAGGTTCCTTCAGCAATTACACAAATCAAACTCAATCGGGCAACATTTACGGATGTGCAGATCGATGGTCTTACATTTGTTAACTTCTTTTACGGAAACAATGGTGCAGGAAAATCATCCATTGCCCACGCAATTGATGAAAATGACGGTGTTGTCTGGGCGGACGGAAAGTCGGCTGCGGACTATGATGTCCTTGTTTATAACCAGGATTACATCAATGACAACTTTGTAAATTATGGCGACTTAAAAGGCGTGTTCATATTTGGTGAAGAAGACGTAGAAGCCAAGAAGAGAATTGACGAATTGGCAGACGAAAAGAAGAAAAAGGAAGATGCAAAGAAGGCCGCCGGTGAAGATTACAAGCAGAAAACCGCCGGTGTTAATGCAGCTCTGACGCAGTTCCAGGACAACTGCTTTTCTATGACGGCAGAAATCCGTAAGCGTTTTGAAAAGTGTATGGATGGCAAAAAGCAGAAAAAAGGTTTTGCAGACGCTGTTCTTGGTGAGAAATCTCCGAAGGAGTTTGATTTGTCCGAATTAGAACGACTGTATGATGTCGCTTTCGATGATACGGCAAGAGCCTATTCGGAATTCAAGAAAGCCGGTGCTACGACCTATGGCAGTCTTGCCGGCAAGGAATTACTGGACAAGATTATCGTCAGCAGCAGCGACACACCATTTGCAAATTTTCTGAAAGCTCTCGGAAGCAAAGCCTCCGACTGGGTTCGTGATGGTCATACACACTTTTCAGGTGTTGCCGGTGGGAAATGCCCATACTGCCAGCAGAAGCTCCCAGAAGATTTTGAAAATGACATAGCGGCTACGTTCGATGCACAGTATCAGCAGGACATCCGTGACTTGGGGCAGTTCCAGACGACCTATGAAAGAGAAACTGCCAATATCCTGCATACATTACGGGAAAATACCACAGATGTAATGGCTTCTATAGATTTGCAGGCGTACCAGGAGAAGCTCACTCTGTTAGAGAGCAAGTTCGAAGTAAACCGTCAGCGTATCGCCGAAAAAGTGAAAGAACCATCAAAAACAGTTTCTTTGGAAGACACGGACACGCTGCTCCTTGATCTTGGTGCTCTGATTGACGATATCAACAAGCTGATCAAAGCAAACAACGATGTTGTTGCTGCCAAGAAAAGTAGCAAAACAAAATGCAAAACAGAGATTATGCAGCATCTCGCTTTTATGCTTGCTTCTGAGGTGAAAAGTTACACTGACGAAGTCGCACGTTTGAACAAGGAAATCGAAGAGATTACCAAACGTGGTTTTGCACTCAAAAAAGAAATCGGAAAGCTTACAACAGAAATCTCTGATCTCAATAAACACAACGCCAATACTGAAGCCGCCATCGACAGCATTAACAAGATCCTGCGAGATTCCGGTTTCCAGGGATTCAGCATACGTGCTAAAGCAGGTGTAGAAAATGTCTATGAGATTGTCCGTGAAAATGGAGATGTTGCAGAAAACCTCAGTGAGGGCGAACGTAACTTTATTGCGTTCCTTTATTTCTATCATCAGGTGCGCGGCAGTATGAACAGCGAAGAACTGAAAGAAAAGATCGTTATCATCGATGATCCCGTTTCCAGTATGGACAGCACGGCACTATTCATTGTCAGTGCTATTGTCCGTGAGATGATCAATGTTTGCCGGAATAACACAGAATATCTGAATCCGAAAGTTCCCGGTGATTACATCAAGCAGCTGTTTATTCTGACGCATAATGTTTATTTCCATCGGGAGGTTACATATCAGCAGGTTGGCTACTATAACTGCACCTCGTTCTATATGATTCGTAAGAATGATAATGTGTCCACTGTGAAAATCTGCAAGCGCCAGAACAAGAACATTCCGAGCGAAGAAGAAAACTACAATCCTGTGCAGAATTCTTATGCCGCTTTGTGGGATGAACTCCGTGATCTTCGTTCTACAATTCCGGCTCTGAATGTAATGCGTCGAATTCTCGAATATTATTTTCTTCAGCTTTGCGGTTATGAGGGCAGCGACCTGCGTTCTATCGTACTGGAGGACGAAGAAAATCGGAAAAAATTCATTAAACAATTTGAAGGTGGAAAACCGGATATGACCGACTATCACCTTGCCTCTTCTCTGCTTGCCTACATCAATAATCCGAACGGCATCAGCGATGGACTGAACTATGTAGAGGACTGCGAGGATGTTGAGGCTTATAAGCGTGTATTTGAAATGATTTTTGATGCACTTGGACAGAGTCAGCATTATAAAATGATGACCGGGCAACGTGCAAAGTCCTAATTATAGGACAGATAAAACGGCATAATGAAAATAGCCGATACCGATATTACAAAACCGAAAAGAGAGGTAAACAGCAATGGCTGATAAACAAATGATAGACGCAATGTGGGACGATTCCCCTATTGATGTTTCTACAGAAGTAAACTTTATCTGGTCTATCGCAAACAAACTGCGAGGACCGTACAGAAGCGATAAATATAAGGATGTAATCATTCCGATGACTATCATCCGCCGTTTTGAGTGTGCGCTTGCACCTACAAAGCAGAAAGTTGTGGAGCGATTCAAAGAAAATCCAAATTTCCCGGCAAAGGCTATGTACCGCATTTCCGGCTTCCAGTTCTACAACACCAGTGAATTTGACCTTGCGGAGCTTGTAAATGACGCAGACCATATTGCCGCCAATTTCAAGAGTTATCTGCAGGGATTCTCTGCTAATGTGCTGGAGATTCTAATGTCCAAGGAGCGGGGTCTGAACTTTGGCGAAGAAATCGACAAAATGGACAAGAATAACCGTCTGCTCTCCGTAATTAAGGCATTTTCCGAACTTGACCTTGATCCACGCACTATCGACAATGTGAAGATGGGATATATTTTCGAGGAACTGATTCGTAAGTTTTCTGAAAATGCCGAGGCTGGTGATCACTACACCGGGCGCGACATCATCAAGCTGATGGTCAACATTCTGCTTGCCGAGGGTTGTGATGATATTTTCGATGATGGCAAGGTCATCACCATATTGGATCAGGCCTGCGGAACTGGCGGTATGCTCTCCACCGGGTACAATTTCATCAAGCGTTATAACCCTTCTGCGGATGTGCGCCTGTTCGGGCAGGAGATCAATCCGGAATCTTACGCTATGTGCCTTGCCGAAATGCTTATCAAGGGTCAGAATGCCGAAAACATCTGCTATCAGGACACCATGAAAGCAGACCGCTTTAAGGGTACCAAGATGCGCTTTGTGCTTGAAAATCCACCGTTTGGCACTGCGTGGGGCGGTAAAGATGCCGCTGAAGGTGTCGAGGATGCCGTCAACACCGAATACCAGAAAGGCTTTGATGGTCGCTGGGGCGCAGGTCTGCCCGGCTCCGGCGATATGCAGATGCTGTTTTTACAGTCTGCCATCGACAAAATGGACGACAACTTTGGTCGTGCCGCTATCATTGAAAACGGCAGTCCGCTGTTCTCAGGTGGCACAGCTTCTGGAGAGAGCCAGATTCGCCGCTGGATGTTAGAAAGTGATTTGATTGAAGCGATCATTGCGCTGCCCACCGACCTGTTTTATAACACCGGCATCGCTACATACATTTGGGTGCTTTCCAAGAATAAGCGTGATGAGCGTAAGGGTAAGATTCAACTGATCGATGCTTCGTCTTTCTTCCACAAACTGCGCAAGGCTTTGGGAGATAAGAAAAACGAAATTTCTCCCGAAGACCGCAGTGCTGTGACACGGCTCTATGCAGACTTTACAGAAAACGAATATTGCAAGATTTACGACAACGAGGAATTCATTTATCGTGAATACACGGTCATGCAGCCTCTCCAGCGCAGCTATGCCATTACGGAGGAGCGTATCGAAGCCATGCTGTCTAAGGGTGCGCTTTCTTCTCTCTATGACCAGGCTAAGGTAGACGAGCTGGAAAATGCCGAAGAGCTGACCGGCAAGGATCAGAAAAAGCTGGAAACATATCAGAACAACAAGCCTGTCTATGACGCAATCATTGCTACACTGAAGTCTGCAATTTCAGAGCAGGTCTACAATTCACCGGCAGAGTTTATGCCCGTACTGACTAAGACACTTGCTTCTGCAACAGCTGATAAAAAACTGCTCGACAAGATTGCGGACGGACTTTCTGTGATGGATAAAAATGCTGAAATTCAGCGTGACCGCAAGGGTAACATTATCTACGACAAAGAAACCAAAGACACCGAACTGGTGAAGTGGGAGGAAAGCATCGAGAACTATATGGCTCGTGAGGTTCTGCCGCATATCCCGGATGCCGCAGCTTTCTTTGAAGAAGACCTCGGAAAGAAAAAACCTGTCATTAAGACTGGTGCAGAAATCCCGTTCACACGCTATTTCTACAAATATCAGCCATCAACGCCAAGTGAAGAACTGGAAACAAAGTTTATGGAACTGGAGCTTTCGGTTTCAGAGCGTGTAGCAAAGCTGTTTGAGTAAGGTGGTGCTGATATGAGAGAAATGAAAGCGAGTGGAATCTCATGGTTGGGAGAGTTTCCTTCTAATTGGAAACTAAGGAAAATAAAATACTGTTTGCAGGAACGAGTTGAGAAAAATAATCCAGTTAGAACAACAGAAATTCTTTCGTTGACTGCTAAACAAGGTGTCATTCCATATGATCAAAAAGAAGGTGGAGGAAACAAGCCTAAAGAGGATGTGAGTGCATACAGATTGGCATATCCTGGGGATATCGTAATGAACAGCATGAATATATTGTCTGGCTCTGTAGGGCTGTCGCAATATTTCGGTTGTGTTAGTCCTGTTTATTATATGCTTCGCCCTTGGAATGCAAAGGAAGATGTGCGCTACTATAACTACATCTTTCAGACAACGATGTTTCAACGCAGTTTGTTTGGACTTGGAAATGGCATTCTTATTAAAGAGTCTGGGAATGGAAAGTTGAACACAATTCGAATGCGCATTCCGATGGATAAGTTTGGGAATCTTTTTATACCTGTTGCTCCAACAGATGAACAGCGCCGCATTGCCGATTTTCTCGATGCCAAATGTGCTGAAATCGATGTGTTGACCGCCGACATCCAAACCCAGATAGATATACTGGATCAGTATAAGAGGTCGGTCATCACCGAAACCGTCACCAAAGGGCTGAATTCCAATGCCGAGATGAAGGAAAGTGGAGTGTTTTATATGGCTCCGATGAATGCTTCGTGGCGGCTGACCAAAATAGGATATATTTGCACGAAATTATCTCGTTCGTTTGTTCCCGAAGATACAGCTCTGATTTGCTCTAACAAAGGAAAAGTGCAGGTTCGTGCGGATGACCTAACTGGAATCATGGTTAGTGATGACAATGCGATGCAAGGCATTCATGCAGGTGACATTGCTATTCATGGAATGGATACGTGGCATGGCGCAATAGCTTTGTCTGAGTTTGATGGCAAAATCACCCGTGTAGTTCATGTTTGTGATAGCACGGAAGATAAGCGGTTCATTGTTTATTATATGCAGCATCTTGCATTTCAGGGCGTTTATAAGCTGATATCTAATGGTGTTCGCGGAAATACAAGTGATTTTCGAAGCTGGGATAAGGTTCGTGATATTTGGATTGCAATCCCTGAAACAAAAGAAGAGCAGGCAGAAATCTGTGATTATCTTGACAAGCAGTGTATGGCTGTCGAAGAAGTAATAGCGACAAAGAAGGAGCAGCTCGAAGTTCTCGGAGAATACAAGAAATCCCTGATTTTTGAGTATGTAACTGGAAAGAAGGAGGTGCCTTTATCATGAAAGTGGAATACTCCTATTATAAAGACACTCCGTGCATGGTGGTAAAGGGAACCGATTTTCTAAAGGTGCTAAAAGATAGAGATGAACTGTTTTTATTGCAAGTTGCCGTTGAGGGCTTTAGTTCCAGAGTAGGTATTCCTGCTCACTTTACTGATGAAGTTAATGATGCGATTGCGTGTTGGGTAGATAAAACCAGCTCAGTGATTTACAGCATTCAGGAAAGGTGGCTTGGAAGTCATTGCGCAGACACCTGGTGCGAAGTTTATGTACAAAAAGGCGCACGATTGATCGATGTCGTGTTTAGCGATGACTATGGTAGACACTATATATTACGAGGAAAGGAGCCAGATCATGAATAATATTCTCTCGGAAAAAGAATATCAGCATTTCATCATGGACAGGCTCTCGCAGGATAACGGTTACATTATCCGCAAGGCAACCAGCTATGACCGCATGTTTGCTATGGATCGTGAGTTGCTGTTTCAGTTTCTGAACGATACCCAGCCAAATGAGATGGAGGCACTCCGCAAAATCTATAAATCTGATATGGAAGATACCCTTGTCAGCTTTATCAATGCCGAAGTGACTAAAACTCGCGGCAGTCTGCTGGATGTGCTGAAACATGGAATTGAGATTTCCAACATGAAACTGGAACTCATGTACACCAAGCCTGCAACCACCTTCAATCGTGATCTGATGGAGAAGTACGAAAAGAATATTTTCTCCGTCATGGAGGAAGTCTGGGCAAGCGATGATGAGCGTATTGACTTGGTGATTTTCCTGAACGGTCTTGCCATCATGTCCTTTGAGCTGAAATGCAATGCCGCAGGTCAGTCCTATCAGGATGCCATCTATCAGTTCCGTGTAGACCGTGACCCGAAAACCCGCCTGTTTTGGTTTAAGGCAGGTTGCCTTGTGAACTTCGCTATGGATCTGGAGCAGGTCTATATGACCACCAAGCTCGCAGGCAACGCCACTTTCTTCCTGCCGTTTAACATGGGCAATGGCGAAGGTGTTAATGCGGGTGCGGGAAACCCTACTTTCAAAGACAAATACAGTGTATCCTATATGTGGGAGGACATTCTGACAAAGGATACCGTTCTCGACCTCATCAGCAAGTTCATCTTTATCGAAACCAAGGAAAGCAAGGACGAACTGACAGGAAAAACGAAAAAGTCCGAGAATGTGATATTTCCTCGATATCATCAGCTCGATGTGATTCGCAAGCTGCTGGGTGATGTCCGTGACAATGGCACCACGCAAAACTATCTGATTCAGCACAGCGCAGGCTCTGGCAAAACGAACTCTATTGCATGGCTGGCACACCGTCTGACTTCTCTGCATGATGCAGACAACAAAATCATTTTTGACAATGTCGTGATCATCACCGACAGAGTCGTGGTTGACCGTCAGCTGCAGAAAGCCATCATGGGTATGGAGCATAAAGCGGGTCTTATCCGAGTCATGGACGATAAGTGTAACTCCGCTGACCTTGCTATTGCTCTGAACGGCAATACGAAAATCATTGCAACTACAATTCAGAAATTCCCGTATATTGTGGACAGCGTAGCCGGACTAAAAAATAAGCGTTTCGCTGTTATTATTGATGAGGCACATTCCTCCACAGCGGGTAAGGACATGGCGGCTGTCACAAAGTCTCTTGGTGCAGGAGAACAAGAGGGTGCCGATGTTGAAGATATGATTACGGATGAAATCCGCAGAAACGGCAAACAGGCGAATGTATCCATGTTTGCTTTTACAGCGACACCAAAGCCGACAACCATTCAGCTGTTCGGTCGTTTAAACACGAAAGGTCAGCGTGAAGCATTCCATATCTACTCCATGAAGCAAGCCATTGAGGAAGGCTTTATTCTCGATGTCCTTCAGAATTATACGACTTACGACACCTTCTATCAGATCAATAAGGAAATCGAAGAAGACCCTCGGTGCAAAACAGTTGATGCCAAGCGGCAGATTGCCCGTTTTGTGGAGCTGCATGAAACGAATATTGCCCAGCGGGTGGAGGTTATCGTGGAGCATTTCCGCACGACCGTTATGCCGGAACTAGGTGGCATGGCAAAGGCAATGGTCATCACAGCATCCAGACAGGGGGCTGTGAAGTACCGCCAGGCTTTTGAAGACTATACCAAGAAGAAGGGCTACTCGGACATTAAAGCGCTGGTGGCTTTTTCCGGCAAGGTGAAACTCCCAGACGATGATACCGAATATTCCGAGGCATCCATGAACGGCTTCCCAGAGGATCGTCTGACTAAGGAATTTGACAAGGACGAATATCAGGTGCTTCTGGTCGCTAATAAATATCAGACTGGGTTTGACCAGCCGAAGCTCTGCGCTATGTATGTGCTGAAAAAGCTGAAGGGCGTATCTGCCGTTCAGACGCTTTCCCGCTTGAACCGTATCTGCCCACCGTTCGAGAAGAAAACTTTTGTGCTGGACTTTGCAAATACATACGAGGATATCAAAGCAGCATTCGCACCGTTTTACACAACCACATTACTTTCTACATCTGTAACGCCTACTGCCATTTATGATATGGAAGCACAGATAGATGCGTATACCGTTCTTGACCCGGATGACATTGAAAAGGCAAACGACCTGCTCTATAAGAAAAATATTTCATCGAAGGATAAGCAGAAGCTGACATTTTACTTTAAGCGTGCAAAAAATATGATTGAGCAGTATGAGATTGCCATACAGCAGGATATTGTATCAAAGATGCGGCACTTTGTACGGTTTTACGAGTTTCTGCTACAGGTATCGTGTTTTGAGGATACCGATCTTCATAAGAAGTACAACTTCATCACTTACCTGCTGGCATACATCAACATTAAGCATCCGGGCGGTGGCTATAATTTGGACGGCAAAATCAAGGCTACAAATTTCGTTCAGAAAAAAGCAGAAGAGCATACCAAGCCAAATCTGACGGCGCAGCCGATAGTGAAATTACCTACGGCAGAGAACTTTGGTCTGACAGAGGCAAAGGAAGAACGACTTTCACAGATTATCGCAGAAATAAACAGCCGCACAGGAAAATCCTATGATAATGATGTCGCGGTAAAGGCAATGCTTCAGATTAGGGATATTCTGCTGAAATCCGACAAACTGAAAACCAGTGCAAAGAATAATACCGTCAAAGACTTTGAATTCTCGTATTTTGATGATATAGATGACGCACTGATTGAAGGATTGGAGCAAAATCAAGATTTCTTTTCGTTGCTGCTCAGTAATGATGAAATCAAAAAGCAGGTACTTGGTATCTTTACAGAAGAGATATACAAGAGCTTGCGAAAGGCATAAGGGGGCGATTTTATGTTTGATAAATTTCGGTTAAAAGATGCACTGGCACGGTATAAACAGAACTTTGTTTCCACGCAGTGGGGCAACGAAAAATATAAGTGGGAAGCTGTAAAATGGTTTCAGGATAATTGGGATGTCAATGCTAAGGACTTCCCAGAGATGTTGGAACGCTCTCTGGCGAAAACATATAATTTGCTGGCTTCCAATAACAATTTTCCAAAGGGCATGATTATTGGCTTTGCAAAAGCCGCACCGGAAGAAGTACGAGCTATGTTTCTCGACCTCTTTGATGAAAATAAAGATGTTTTTGAACGCATGAATGCGTTCAAACTGCAGTCCTCTATTCTTTTAGAGAAGTATGGAAACGGTGCGGCGCAGCACTATCAGTATGAGAATGCCATTAGTACTTATCTTTGGCTTCGCTATCCGAACAAGTATTATATCTATAAATTCGGTGAGATAAAGAAAGTTGCCGGTGAACTGGAATCGGACTATCAATTCAAAAAGGGTGCCTATGCAGATAACATCCGTAATTTTTTGCGCCTTTATGACGAAATCAGTACTGCACTGAAAGAAGACACTGAATTGGTGAATTTGCTCCGGTCGCAGCTGACGGATACCTGCTATCCCGACCCGGAATTGAAGACGCTGACCATTGATGTTGGATTTTATATCAGCCGTTATATAGTGGATGAAAAATCAGAAGAAAGCACTGGTGAAAAGGATACAGCGGCTGATAGTGATTCGGCAGCAAAAAAGCGTTATTGGATTTACTCTCCTGGTGACGGTGCGGAAAATTGGGATGAATTCTATAATGCTGGGATTATGGCGATTGGTTGGGAAGCGTTAGGAAATCTTCATGCATTTCATAGCAAAGATGAAATGGCGAAAAAAATGCAGGAGATATTTTCGGATGACAGTTCCCATAAAAATGATGCTCACGCAACATGGCAGTTCGCAAATGAAATCAACCCTGGGGATATAGTGTTTGCAAAAAAAGGTCTGCGTTTGCTGGTGGGCTGCGGAGTTGTTGAATCTGATTACATTTTTGATGAGCATGAAGAACACTTTAAAAATGTGCGCAAGGTTAGATGGACACATAAGGGTGAATGGCAGTATCCGGGAAATGCACCTATGAAAACCTTGACGGACTTAACACCTTATCCCGATGTGGTAAGGAGACTGCTTAATTTAATAGATGAATTACCTGATGAACCAGTTTCAGAGGATAAAGATGCCCCTGGATATTGGTGGTTGAATGCCAATCCTAAAATTTGGAGCTTTAGTGGCATCGCTGTCGGTGAGACGCAGTCTTATACGCTTTATAATGAGAACGGAAACAAGCGCCGCATTTTTCAGAACTTTTTGGATGCAAAGGCCGGTGACATGATTATCGGCTATGAGTCGAATCCTGTAAAACAGGTCGTAGCTCTCGGACAGATTACCGCTGCCAATGATGGTGAGAAGATTTTGTTTGAAAAGGTGGAGAGTTTTGCTTCACCAATTGATTATGCGGTATTGAAGGCGTGCCCTGAACTGGAGCAGATGGAGTATTTCCAGAATGCACAGGGTAGTCTGTTCCGGCTGACAAAAGAGGAATATGATTTTATTCTTGATATTGTGAGAGAAGCGAATCCTATATCAGCTGAAGAAACCATAGAGGAATACACAAAAGACGATTTCCTTAATGAGGTGTATATGACCGAGAAACGCTACGAAAGCCTCGTGGCGGTACTTCAGAATAAGAAGAACATCATCCTGCAGGGGGCTCCAGGCGTTGGTAAGACCTTTGCAGCCAGAAGACTGGCATGGTCGATGATGGGCGAAAAAGATGACAACTGCATAGAGTTTGTGCAGTTCCATCAGAACTATTCCTATGAGGATTTCATGATGGGATATAAGCCGGTAGAGGACGGTTTCGAGCTGAAATATGGTATTTTCTATCGATTTTGTCAGAAAGCAGCCAACCAGCCGGATAAAGATTTCTTTTTCATCATTGATGAGATTAACCGCGGAAACATGAGTAAGATTTTCGGAGAACTGCTGATGTTGATTGAACGGGACTACAGAGGCACGAAGGCAACGCTGGCGTACAATGGACTTTCTTTCTCTGTCCCCAGAAATCTTTATATCATCGGTATGATGAATACAGCAGACCGCAGCCTTGCTATGATTGATTATGCCCTGCGCCGCCGATTCAGCTTCTTCGAGGTGGAGCCAGGATTTGATTCTGACGGATTTATAAAATATCAAAATGCACTAAATAATGAAACTCTGAATGAGCTGATATCAAAGGTGAAGGAATTAAATCGTGAGATTACTCTGGATAAATCTCTGGGAAAGGGATTCTGCATTGGGCACAGCTATTTCTGCGGTAAAGATATCTGCACAGATGAGTGGCTACACTCTATCGTGGATTATGATATTTTGCCAATGCTCAGCGAATACTGGTTTGATGATTCGAACAAACTCCAAAGATGGGAAAATGTTTTGCAGGGTGTGTTTCAATGATTAAAGACAAGAGCATCTTCATAAAAAATATATACTATATGCTTTCATATGCTTTTACTACACTGAATCAGGGCGGTTATGAGGATGTTGCTACGGAAGAATTTGAAAACATACACAATTTATTTGCGGCAATCCTTTCCAAAGGCATTGGCAGGCAGCTAAAGCAAGGTCTGTATCGGGAATATCTGAACCGCAAGGAAGATGTGCCTGTTGTTCGAGGGAAAATTGATATGCCGGGAACGATTCAAAATCGCTTAGCCAGAAAGCGAATTTTGACTTGTGAATATGATGAACTTTCAGAAAACAATCTTCTAAATCAGATTCTGAAAACTACTGTTATGCTTTTGCTCCAACATTCAAGAGTGAGCCAGGAATATAAGAACGACCTGAAAAAAGAGATGTTGTTTTTCTCGAATGTGGATATGATAGATCCGAATTCTATACGCTGGTCGGCTATTCGTTTTCAGAGGAATAACAATACCTATCGGATGCTCATAAGCATTTGTCAGCTCATTTTAGATGGAATGCTCTTAACTACTGATTCAGGTGAATATCGATTGGCATCATTCGTTGACGAACAACGGATGAATCGGTTGTATGAGAAGTTTATTCTGGAATACTATTCCAAGGAGTGTCCGCAGGTAAAGGCAACAGCCTCGCAAATTCCGTGGGCACTGGATGATGGGATTGGGACGATGCTTCCGGTGATGCAGAGTGATATTATGCTGACACAAGGGAGTACAGTTCTAATTATTGATGCAAAGTATTACACGCACACCACACAAACACAATACGATGTTCATTCACTGCATTCCGGGAATCTCTATCAGATTTTTACATATGTAAAAAACAAAGACACTGAATTTGGCGATGCCCCTCACACGGTTTCGGGTATGCTTTTATATGCAGCCACAGATGAGGCAATTCAACCAGATAATAGCTATCTTATGAGTGGAAACAAAATCAGCGTAAAGACTCTTGATTTAAATCAGGATTTTGCTGAGATTGCATTGCAGCTGAATAGAATAGTAGATGAGCATTTTGTAAAATAGGAAAAATGCATCCATAAATACATCGGCAGCAGTACCGACCAAACAAAGGTCAGCACTGCTGCCAATTTTTTATTGTTTCTGATAAAAGCTGCATTCGTATCCGTCTGCCCGGAGTAGCAAGCCACTGATCCACGGAGGGGTTCTGCCCATCTGTTCACACACTGCAGAGAGTGATACATCGGGACTGCACTCGATGATGAGTTCATCGTGGACATGACCACAGATGAAGCAGTGCGAGAGGGTTTTCATCGCATATGCAAGAATATCACGACTGACCGCCTGAACGATGTTCTCCACAAATTTTGGCCCGTAGCTTTCGATCCTCGTCCATTTGCCGGTATTGATGCCCTCGTAGGTGACAGAGTCAGAGCCGAACTGGTTTGTTCCCATACGGGGTTTTACATACACAAGTCGTCTGCCGGATGGAAGGTCAATGAACAGCATACCGCTTTTATAATAAATTCTGAAACCGTGGGACTGCACAGATGTTTTATACATCACAGCCTTTTTGACAGCCGCATCAATATCCCACCATAGCTGCGTGATGTGCGGATTGGAAGAACGCCAAGCATTCACCAGCGGCTGCAGCTCGTCCTCAGAAAGGCCCATGTCCAAAGCACCCATTGCTTTTAATGCACCGACAGAGCCGCCGTAGCCAAGAGCCAGCTCTGCGATTTTCCCTTTTTGTCGTAGATGGCCGTTGATGCCGTTTTTCACTACAGCCACACCGAACATCTGTGATGCCGATTCACAGTAAATGTCTTTTCCTGCCTTGAATACATCAACACGCCATTGCTCTCCGGCAAGGAAAGAAAGTACACGAGCCTCAATTGCACTGAAATCGGAAACGATATACTTGTATCCCGGTTTTGGAATAAAGGCGGTGCGGATCAGCTCCGACAGTACATTTGGAATGTTATCGTAGAGCATTTCCAATGCATCAAAGTTGCCATCGCAGACAAGGTTTCGTGCTTCTTCCAGATCATCCATATGATTTTGCGGAAGATTCTGCAACTGAATCAGTCTGCCTGCCCACCGCCCGGAACGATTGGCACCGTAGAACTGGAACATTCCCCTTGCCCTGCCATCAGCACAGACGGCATTCTGCATGGCTGTGTATTTGCTGACGGAGGACTTGGCAAGCTGCTGACGGTAAGACAGTACATCAGCAATATGATCTTCGCTGTCGGAGATCAGTGCCTTTACAGCTTTCTTATTCAAAGACTCAGCTTGCACGCCGTTATCTGAAAGCCAGCCCTTCATCTGAACCACGCTGTTGGGATTTTCAAGACCTGTCTGCTCTTGTATTTTACTGTGGAGATATACTTTGGTCTGTGCATCCACCGTAATTGCCTGTTCTACAAAGTGCATATCCAGCAAAATGCCACGGTCGTTGATTTCCTGATCGAGATGATATTCGTCCCATACGAAATCCGGCACAGGGAATTTTGCCAGTTTCTCTTTGATGGCAAGTTCTACCTCGACATCACGCTTGTTATATTTTTTGAACAGTACCCATTTTTCAGGATCGTGCATTGGCAGATTTCGTGTGCGGCCACCGTTCTTCTTAGTGGGACGGCATGGTTTGCAGAAGTATTTGATAAGGCCAGAGCCTTCCTCCATTTTCTGCTCATCCAATTTCAAGACAGCACCGATACCCTTCAGGGATAATGGGAGTCCCATATAGGCTCCCCAGATACGGGAGCATTTCCACGAAGTCGGGTCAAGATAGTTCCCAACTGAGTCCTCTGCAATGCTGTAGCTACTGAAATACTGAGGATAGTTTTTCCTCAGCCAGTAAGACAGGCACACGCGCTCGAATTGGCTGTTATATGCCCATTTGGTAACAGTATCATCGGTCAGTGCCTGCAAGATCTCATCGGGGACTTCTTCCCCACAAGCAATATCTACGACCTGCACCGCACCTTCATTTACCGCATAAGCGAACAGCAGAATTTCAAAATCTGAACTTTCCGCATAGGGGTATACTCCGGACTTCTTCAAATCCACACTGCTGTAGGTCTCAAGGTCAATGCTCAGGGATTGTATTTTTTCTCTCATGGTTGCCTCCAGTCTAATAGAATAAGGGCAGCAGCGTTTTTGGCTGCCGCCCTGTTTGTTTAGTTGTTGTCTGCTTTATTCCTGTTTCGCCAGGACTTAAATTTGCCGAAGAGCTTCTTTACGCCCTTAACTGCAAATACCACGATTTCAGTGATGCAGTATACATACCAGCTGCAGCCTGCGACTAACAGGAAGATATATGCTGCCATCACAAGTGTGTACTTGGCAAATTCGTAGCTGAAAATCTGTTCCATATGATTGTCTCCTTAAAAAGATGTGGGCGGCATCACCGCCGCCCACGGTGGTTGTCATGTTAGTTGAGGAAATCCTCATCGTCCGCAGTTGCAAAGTCATCTTCTGCGCGGGACTTGCCGCCAAGAGGAGTGCCGTCCGCAATCTTCTGGAGATTGTTCAGACCGCAGGCGATGCCCTTGTTGCCGTTGGAGTTGAATGCGTAGAGGTTGATGGAAGCACGACCCTTGACACCGGAATACATCTCCGAACGGTCAATAATCTGGTTGCGGTCAGCATCTACGATGCCGGGAGCAGTAGCGGAGTTGGCATTGATGAAGTAGCTGTTTCTGTAGACCTCATCATCGGGGCGCTCTGCATCGCCGTCACGAAGTGGAGTCTTGAGGACGGAGAGAGCAGGCACGCTCTTGCCGTTGCCCTTCAGCTTTGCCTGACCTTCCTCGTAGGCTGCCTGGATTGCCGCCTTGATCTTTTCGATGGTCTTGGTATCGCTCTTAGGGATAATCAGCGAAACGCTGAACTTGGGGGTGCCGCCGTTAATCGACTTCGGGTCCCAGCAGTTAAGATAGCTGAAGGTGCAGATGCCGGTTACGACTTTAGTAGGGTTAGTGAAAGTTTTCATAATAGTGGTCTCCTTTACTCTTTGAAATCATTTTCTGCTGTATTCTTCATTGGCGGACGCTTGTCCGTCTTAGAAACTAAGGTTGGTTTGCCCGGCGGCTTATAAGTAAGACTGCCAAGCAGCTCCTCAAACTTCTTCTTGCCGAGAAGTGAGGTCATTGCCGTAATGCCCAGGAGCTTTTTCTCATATGGGTCATATCCGGCTTTTTGGACTGCCGATGCTACATCATCGTCATTGGTGTATTTTCGATTGCTGCGGCCTTCGACCACCTTAAAGTGACCGTAGTCCGTACCAAGCAGAGCCTGGTTTAATGCGTATTCCTTTACATCGGCCGCCCAGGAAGTAAACTGGTCGATTCTCATAAGGATGGCATCGATTTCGTAGTTCTCCAGTTCTGCAGGCATCGCAAAGTCATATTTCGCAAGTTCCATATTGTATTCGGCACGCTTGCGGCAGGTGGCTTTTGCCTTGCAGAACTGACAGTGACTTCCGGCTTTGAATTCACCCTCGCCCTTTAAGGCAAGTTGTGCAGTGGGTGCAAGCACCTCATCTGCCCAGCGGAGAAGCTCCGCCTTGGTCATGGTGTGGATGCTGATGTTATCCCGGCGCGGCTGATAAATTGCCATCTTTACGGTGTCAATGTCATAGATGCCGTCAAACATCTGGATAACACCAAGGCAGTAACACATCAGCTGTGGATTGCCGCCGAATTTCTCGGTTTCGGCACTCACCAGAATGCCCAGACCATGTTTGTAATCAATAACCTCTGCTACGCCATCTGCAAGGATAATGCAGTCGGCTGTACCAAAGCCCTCCGGCACCCATTGGGCGAAGCTGACTCTCTGCTCGATGAGAACATCTGCATCGGAGCAGGTCTGCTTAATTTTGCCGTACTCTTCCATAACAAAAGCGGCATATCCTTCGGCACAATCCTGCATTTCCTGATCGTAGTAATCGAGGTCCTCTGTCGGGTCGGGAGAATCCCTGCCCAGTGCCTTTTCTACAAGGTAGGCACACAGGGTATGTGCATCCGTACCCTGCCTTGCATATGGACTTGTCTGATCGGGGTACTTTTCGCTCAGCAGAACGCTGGGCGGACAGTTTAACCACCGATGACTTGCCGAGGAGTTTAATCGTGCGTGCTGTGGCATCCGATCACCTCCAGGTCAGACATCAGTGCGGGATAATCTTCCTTTTTGATGTCGCTGAGTTTGCTTGCCCCATATTTGGTGATAAGAGCCTTGACCTGTTCGGTGTATCCGTCATGGGATTTTGCCGAGAATGCCTTTCGGACATCTGTGAATTCATAGGTTTTCACTGGCGGTTCGGCTACTGGTTCAGCAGGCTTGTCCGTCTTTACCGCCGGAGCAGCTGTGGTTTCTTCTGTAGTAGAAGAAAAGATTTCTTTCAGGGTATTTGCTGCCTTGATCATGTTTTCGCCGCAGGTAATCAGTTCATCGAGTACCAACGACAGTTCGCTCATTTTACTCATGGCCATTACTCCTTGTCGTTTTCTGCTTTGGTTTTCAGTTTTTCTGCCAGTCTCTTGGCTACCACGCTGATGGTGATAAGAACATCAATGAGTTCATCATCAACTGCGTCAGGCTCAAGCGGCTGTGTGCGTTCTCGTATCGCATCCTGCATTTTGCAGCACCTCCGTTTCCGAAAGGCTTATCCCTTTCTGACAGCTATGTATTTGGGAAAGCTGTTTTTCCGTTTTGTGAGTAGATTCCTGAAAAATATTTTTCGTTCTTCCCTCGACAGCAGATATGTATTAAAGTTCGCCAGTTTTCCGTTTTACAGAAAAAGTCCCGTTCACAGGCACACGACCTGCGGACGGGACTTCCTTTTATATAGGAAAAAATATAGCGGAAATTTTTATATAGACGTGGCTCACAAAACGGAAAAAGGCAGAATCGCAATACATAACTGCCAGAGGGAGAAGTCTATCCCTACTAATCGGAAAGGAGGGATTCGATGACTATAAGTAAGTTTAACAGCGAGGGCTATTATGACCCAACGACCTATGAGGCACTCTCAAAAGTCGAGCGAGAGGAAAAAGCTGCGAGGTATCGACCGCTTGTGTATATATGCAGCCCATTTTCCGGGGATATATCCGGGAATATAGAAAGAGCAAAAAAATATAGCAGATATGCCGTAGACAGCAAAGCGATACCGATTGCTCCGCATTTGTTGTTTCCACAGTTTATGAGTGACGATGCGGAACGGGAGCTTGCTCTTTTTATGGACATGGTGCTGCTTGGCAAATGCGAGGAGCTATGGGTGTTCGGTGAACTGGTCACGGAAGGCATGAGTGCCGAGATTGCCAAGGCAAAACGAAAAAACATGAAAATCCGTTATTTTACGGAAAACTGCGAGGAGGCAGATTAAATGGAACTGATTTTATACACTGCGGATTGCACCGGCAAAGCGGCGAACTGCCTGTATCCGCACGAAAAGAAGATCACCAATCAGAAAGAAATGGTCGAGGCTATCGCTCAGGATCAGGTGTTTGCAAGGTACAAGGACAACTACCGCAGTACCGAAAACTTTATTTCGGCATCAGTTATCCCGCTTGATTGTGATAACGATCACTCTGAAAAGCCGGAGGAATGGCTGACAGCGGACAAGCTCACGGAAATCTTCGAGGATATGCAGTTTGTGCTGATTCCGAGCCGCAATCATATGAAAGAAAAGAACGGCAAGGCAGCTCGTCCGAAATATCATGTGCTGTTCCCGGTAGCAGACTACACCGATCCGACACTGTATGCGGCGGTCAAGAGTGCGATTCAGAAAAAGTATGCGTTCTTTGATGACAATGCAGTCGATGCCGCCCGGTTCTTTTTCGGGAGTAAATGTACAGAGGACGATGTGGTGTGGCATGACGGTTTTCTTCAGATTGATGAAGACCTGGACGAAACCGATATGCTGGAGCAGGAAGATGCCGCTATGCCAATCTATATGGGAGGTTCTATCACCGAGGGCAGCCGCAACAATACGATGTCGCATTTTGCCGGGCGTGTATTAAAGAAGTTCGGCATTACGGACAAGGCACATCAGCTGTATATGGAACGTGCTGAGAAATGTGAGCCGCCGCTGTCCAAGACGGAGCTTGATACCATCTGGAAGAGTGCTGTGAAGTTTGCCACTAAGGTTCAGGCACAGGACGGATATATCCCGCCGGATAAGTTCAACGATGAATTCGGTGCCGGTAGTCTGAAGCCGGAGGACTATTCCGATATTGGCGAGGCAAAGGTACTGTCGAGAGAGAACATGGACTGCCTGCGTTTCACCAATGCTACGGGGTTTCTTACTTACTGCGGTGACCGCTGGCATGAGGATACGCAGAAGGCACTCGGTATTACGGAGAATTTTCTGGATATTCAGCTTGCCGATGCGAATGAAGCCATCAAAAGCGCAGAGGAGGCACTGATTGTAGCCGGAGTGCCGGAAGAATCTGTCCGCACAGGTGGCAAGACGCTGGAAAAGGCTGTGCCTGCTGCAAAGATGGGACTGCTGTATGCTCTGATCGGTGCGCAGACCTACCATAAGTTCGTCATGAAATACCGCAACTACAAAAACATCGTGAATACGCAGAATGCTGCAAAGCCGATGCTGGCAATTGATGTTTCGGAGTTGGACTATGATGCAGAGTTGCTGAATACACCGGAGCAGACCTATGATCTCACCAAAGGTATGGCAGGCGGACACCCGCATGACCCGGATGATCTCATTACCAAGGTGACGAATTGCTCACCGGGAGATGAGGGGATGCAGCTTTGGCTGGACACTCTGGATACTTTTTTCTGCAAGGACAAGGCGTTGATTTCCTATGTGCAGGAAATCGTAGGTATGGCAGCAGTCGGCAAGGTGTATGCGGAGCATATGATCATTGCTTACGGTGGCGGTGCCAACGGCAAGTCCACCTTCTGGAACACTATTGCTCGTGTGCTTGGAAACTACTCCGGCAAAATCTCTGCTGAGGCACTGACCATGAACTGCAAGCGCAATGTAAAGCCTGAGATGGCAGAGCTGAAAGGCAAGCGGCTCATCATTGCATCGGAGCTGGAAGAAGGCACACGCCTGAACACTGGTATGGTAAAGCAGCTCTGCAGCGTTGACCCTATAGAAGCGGAGAAGAAGTATAAGGACCCGTTCCATTTCGACCCGTCTCATACGCTGGTGCTGTACACCAACCATCTGCCGAAGGTATCTGCCAATGATGACGGAACTTGGCGCAGACTGATTGTCATTCCCTTTAATGCAAAAATCACAGGTAAGTCGGATATCAAGAATTTCTCCGATTACCTTTTTGAACACGCAGGTTCTGCCATTATGAAATGGATTATCGAGGGTGCGGAGCTTGCCATCAATAAGGGATTTAAGTTCACTGAGCCGCAGGTGGTGGTTGATGCAATTAACGAGTATCGGGAGAACAACGACTGGCTGGGACAGTTTATTGAGGAACACTGTGACGTCGATCCTTCTTATTCGGAGAAGTCCGGGGAGCTGTATCAGCAGTACAGGGTGTCGTGCATTCAGTGCGGTGAGTTTGTCAGAAGCACTTCTGATTTTTATGGAAGTCTGGAGAAAGCCGGATTTTTCCGTTACAGAAAGAAAAGCGGTCGTGTCATTGTTGGCTTAAAGCTGAAGGACGGACAGGACTTCTTGGAGTAAACGGTGACAGTCACGACACTCAAAATATAGAATTTTATATTTTTCGCTGTATATTGCGGCGGTTAACATATTGTGGTGACAGTCGGGACAGTCATTTCTGAAAAGTGGAGCAACTTAAAAGGTGTCACTCGTGTATCTCTCTATATAAAAGTTCTATATGAAAATAAAAAATATTCTATATAGAGGGTTTAAGGATAGAGATACACGAGCGACACCGCCTATAAATTATCCCACTGATGAAAGGAGTCAGCCTTGCAAGAAAAATATATAGAAAAGCAGTTAGTGATGGAAGTAAAAAAGCGCGGAGGCATTTGCCCTAAGTGGGTGTGCCAGGGCTTTGATGGAATGCCCGACCGATTGGTATTTCTACCGAACAGGAAGTTTGGCATGGTGGAGGTAAAAGCTCCAGGAGAAAAACCGAGACCGCTGCAGCTTTCCAGACACAGGTTAATAGAAAATTTAGGCTTTAGGGTTTATGTCCTTGATACCCCGGAGCAGATTGGAGGGATTCTTGATGAAATTCAATCCACATGAGTATCAGAAATATGCTATAGAATATATCAAAACTCACCCTGTAGCCGCAATATTACTCGGCTGTGGACTTGGTAAAACCAGTATTGCACTCACGGCCATTGACGATATGCTGCATGATAGCTTTGATGTACGGAAGGTACTGATTGTAGCACCGATCCGTGTTGCAAAGGTCTCATGGCCGGACGAGATACAGAAATGGGATCATCTTTCTGACCTGAAATATGCAGTGGCGGTCGGCACACAGGAAGAACGCATCGCAGCACTACAAGCAGATGCTGATATATACATCATCAATCGTGAAAACCTGTCATGGCTGATTGATGAGAGTGGTCTGCCCTTCGATTTTGATATGTGCGTGCTGGATGAGCTTTCTTCTTTTAAGAACTGGCAGTCAAAGAGGTTTAAATCATTTATGAAAGTCAGGCCAAGACTGAAGCGGGTAATCGGCCTTACTGGTACACCTTCCAGTAACGGATTGATGGATCTGTTCGCAGAATTCCGATGCCTTGATATGGGTGAACGGTTGGGCAGATTTATCGGTCAGTATCGAAGTTCTTATTTCAAGCCGGACAGGTGCAATGGGAACATCGTGTATTCATATAAGCTACTGCCGGGTGCAGAGGAAGAAATATACCGCAAAATATCGGATATTACGATTTCCATGAAATCCACCGACTTATTGCAGATGCCGGAATTGGTGAACTCAGAATACACAGTCACACTGGACGAGGCAGAAAAAGAAAAGTACGAGTCGCTGAAAAAGGACTTGATTCTTCCACTGACCGAAGGCGGCGAAATCACTGCCGCCAATGCAGCAGCACTTTCCGGGAAACTGGTGCAGATGGCGAACGGTGCGGTGTATTCCGATGACGGAGAAGTAATCAGCATTCATGACAAGAAACTAGATGCGTTGGAAGATATCATCGAATCGGCAAATGGCAGACCAGTGTTGGTGGCTTACTGGTACAAGCATGATCTGGAGCGTATTGATAAGCGGCTGCAAAAGTTGAAAACCAGCTATGCTTGTATTTCTACGGATGCCAGCATCCGGAATTGGAATGACGGAAAGATTGCTGTAGGTCTGATTCACCCAGCATCTGCCGGACATGGTCTGAATCTGCAGCAGGGTGGAAATATCATTGTCTGGTTTGGACTGACATGGAGCCTGGAACTGTATATCCAGACTGTGGACAGGCTGTTCCGCCAGGGGCAGAAAGCAGAAACGGTATCGGTCATTCACATCGTAACCAAGGGTACGATTGATGAGCGAATTATGAAAGCCTTAACCGATAAGGACAGCACACAGTCAGCACTTATCGAAGCAGTGAAGGCAGAATTGTAAATCAGAGTCAATGAGAGTCAATCCGAGGAAATCTATTTTTTCGGAGGTGGAATATATGTGTAAGAATCACAGCATAACAAATTATGAGAACCTGGCAAATGCAATTATCCTGCAGGCAGTGAAGGATTATCGGACAACATTGAATTGTCTGGCAATGAATCCAAACAACAGAAGCGCACGATATGATAAGGCAGAAGTCGAGCGTTTCTTTCGTTCGCAGTGGTATTCGGCACTGACAAGCGTGGATGGAGAGATGCTGATTCGCTCTCTCCGTGAGGAGGTGAACACATGACGGCTAAGGAATACTTAAACCAGGCAAGACACCTGGATGCACTTATTCATTGCCGACTACGTGAAATTGACTATTGGAGAGATTTATCCAGCAACGTTTCAAGTAGTAGCTTTGAAGAACACTACAACTCAAATCGCTCTACCGAAGCACCTTTTGCCAAATGTATCGAAAAGATTGACGAGATACAGCATGATGTGGCAGATAAGGTTTCCTATCTGGTAAAAATCAAAGGTGAAATCAATATGGCAATCGATAATATGAACAATCGTGATGAACAGTTAGTTCTCCGCTACCGGTATCTTGAAGGCTTTAGTTGGGAAGAAATCGCCCAGATGCTTTATGTGTCGGTTAGAACAGTGCATCGCATACATGGGTCGGCACTTCAAAATTTTTTAGTCCCGGATTGAAAGTTGGCACACTTTGTCACAGAATGTCATACCTGATCTGTGGTATTATTATAATAGCGAAAAAGAATGAGGACAGCTTTCATGGGAGCAATCCTGTGAGGGCTTTTCTTATGCAATCAAAGAGGTGAAGCTATGCCAAGAAAAGCAAAGCATCCCTGCGGTCACCCAGGCTGTCCAAACTTAACCGAAGAAAGATACTGTTCTGAACACAAGCCATTGCACCCTGACAGGCCATCAGCCGCCAAGCGTGGTTATGGCAGCAAGTGGCAGAGAGTCAGCAGGGCATACCTGCGAAAGCACCCGCTGTGTGTAAAGTGTCAGGCACAGGGCAGATACGTTCAGGCGACAGTTGTTGACCATATCATTCCCCACCGTGGTGATAAGAATTTATTCTGGAATGAATCCAACTGGCAGGCACTCTGCAAATCATGCCATGACAGGAAAACCTGGACGGAAGATAACAATCCGGAGTACAAATACTAACCCTGGGGGATAAAAACCTCTAAATGTGAACTTTCTAAAGACCGGCGCCCCCTCTCACGCACAAAAACGGGTATTCAAAAGGTGTATTGCCCCCTGGGTCTTAAAAGTAACGAAAAATATCGATAACAACTACATTTGCCGACTTTTGCAGTCGGCATTTTTTATGCTCATTTTTACGATTTTGTTTGAATTTCTTTGATTTTGGAAAGACGGTGACATCATGGCGAAAGACGGTACCAACCGAGGCGGTGCAAGACCGGGTGCAGGCAGACCAAGAAAGGCTCTGGCAGAGAAAATTGCCGAGGGAAAAACAGCGGAAGTCATGATGCAACCGGCTGATATTGAATCAGCTGAAACACCGCCTGTACGTGAATTTATGCAGGAATTACAGCGTGACGGAACAAAACTCCTCGCTGATGAAGTTTATACAGAAACTTATCAGTGGTTGAAAGAACGATCCTGTGAGAAGATTGTCAGCCGTCAGCTTGTGGAACAGTATGCAATGAGCATTTCACGTTGGATACACTGTGAGCAGATAGTAACAAAGTACGGATATATTTCCAAGCATCCGACAACGGGAGCCGCTATAGCTTCTCCATATGTTGCGATGTCTCAGAACTATATGAAACAGGCAAACCAAATCTGGAATCAGATTTTTCAGATTGTCCGTGAAAACTGCTCCGTGGAGTTCCAGGGCAACCCGAATGAAGATATGATGGAAAAATTGCTGAGAAGCAGAAAGTGAGATTTACATGAAAGCAGACACTCAGTTCTGGCGTGACCTGAAAGCTAACCGCCAGAAAATGACGAAACAACAGTACCGTACTCTGAAAGGTCAGGCAGCAAGCGGAAATGTCATGGATGCCAGAAAAGGCTTACAGAAAGTTTTGAAAAGGAGAAACGGAGCATGAATACGACTACAGAATTACAGTTGATTGCAACAGACAAGCTGATCCCATATGCCAATAATGCCCGAACGCATAACAAGGAACAGATTCTGAAACTTCGCTCTTCTCTGCGTGAGTTCGGATTTGTAAATCCTGTTATCATCGACCGAGAAAATAATATTCTCTGCGGTCATGGACGTGTCATGGCGGCAAAAGAAGAAGGCATCACAGAAGTTCCTTGCGTATATGCCGACCATTTAACAGAGGCACAGAAAAAAGCGTATATTCTGGCTGACAACAGAATGGCTCTTGACGCTGGCTGGGACGATGAACTCCTTGCCGTGGAAATGGAAGAACTCCAGAACCTCGGCTTTGATCTCGGTCTTACCGGATTTGATGAAAAAGAAATAGCAGACCTTTTTGATACAAACGGCAGCGATGATGTTAAGGACGATGATTTTGACCTGACCACAGCACTTGAAAAGGCAGCATTTGTACAGCGTGGAGATTTATGGACTGTCGGCAGGCATAAACTGATGTGTGGCGATGCAACATCTGCCGAAGATGTATCTGCCCTTATGGGAGATACAAAGGCAAATCTGATTTTGACGGACCCGCCTTATGGAGTATCATTCAAAAGTTCCAGCGGACTTACCATTCAGAATGACAGCATGAAGAATGAGGAATTCTATACATTTCTTCTTTCTGCTTTCAAGTGTATGGCTGAACATCTTGAAAAAGGCGGTGCTGCTTATGTGTTCCATGCCGACACCGAAGGTCTGAATTTCCGCAGAGCCTTTGTAGATGCAGGATTTCATCTTGCAGGTTGCTGTATATGGGTAAAGGACAGTCTTGTTCTCGGACGTTCCGATTATCAGTGGCAGCATGAACCGGTGCTTTATGGCTTTATGCAGAACGGAAAGCACAACTGGTATTCAGACCGTAAGCAGACAACCATCTGGAACTTCGACAAGCCAAAACGCAATGCCAATCACCCTACTTCCAAACCACTCGACCTTCTGAGTTATCCGATCGGAAACTCCACACAGGCTAATGGCGTGGTAATTGATACATTCGGCGGTAGCGGTTCTACCCTTATGGCTTGTGAGCAGATGAACCGAATCTGTTACACAATGGAGCTTGATGAAAAGTATGCGTCTGTTATCCTACGCAGATATGTTGAGGATACAGGTGATGCTGACGGTGTATATGTTATGCGTAATGGTATGCAGATAGCATACTCTGAGCTTGTGAAAGAGGTGGAAAAACCGAATGAATAAACCACTTACACTCGGCAGCCTTTTTGACGGTTCGGGAACGTTCCCAATGATGGGTATGCTCTCTGGCATTGTGCCTGTATGGTCTTCTGAAATTGAGCCGTTTCCTATAGCGGTGACTACAAAGCGACTGCCGTTTGTAAAGCACCTGGGTGACATCAACAAAATCAACGGTGCTGAAATTGAACCCGTTGATATCATAACATTCGGCAGCCCGTGTACTGACCTCTCGGTTGCAGGAAAACGTCAGGGCTTGAATGCAGAGCGTTCAGGACTTTTCTTTCAGGCAGTCAGAATTATAAAGGAAATGAGGTGTGCAACAAATGGCAGATATCCGAGATTCGCAGTCTGGGAAAATGTCGCAGGAGCTTTCTCCTCCAACGGCGGCGAGGACTTCCGATGCGTCCTCGAAGAACTCTGCAAGGTCAAGGACACAAATATTTCTGTCCCTAAACCTGCAAAATGGGAAAAAGCAGGAGAAATCGTGGCAGAAAATTTCTCTCTCGCATATAGGACAGTCGATGCTCAGTACTGGGGTGTACCCCAACGAAGAATGCGTATCTACCTTGTCGCAGATTTTACAGGCGCAAGTGCACCAAAAATACTATTTGAGTCCGAAGGCGTGTCTGGGTATTCTGCGGAGAGCTTCCGAACGTGGCAAGAAATTACCCGAAGTTCTGGAAATCGCTCTGAAGAAACAGGCTCAGGGTTAATGTTTGAGAACCATTCGCAGGCTACGAGATATACAGGTCCTCTGGAGGTTGCCCAGACTGTATCCGCAACTTACGGAACAGGCGGAAATAATCAGCCTTTTGTAGTTGAATTGGCAGGCTTTTGCACTGAGCATTCCGCAAAAGCAAGAGGCATTGGCTATGAAGAAGAAAAATCACCTACACTTCGGGCAGGTGTTGTTCCGGCAACTCTGAAAATACGTTCAGGATGTCCCGGTGGTGGTAAGGGAGCATTAATACAAAAGGATAAATCCGCAACGCTGTCCTGCAATAACGACCAGACGCTTTTTGTTCCAAAGGTATATGGTATCTGCGGAAAACACAGCAATTCCATGTTATCCGATAATCCCAACAGCGGATTTTATGAAGCTGACACATCTCGGACAATTGATACAAGCAACCAATCTCCTTGCAAGAATCAAGGAGGTATGGTTGTGGTTGAAGGCAACGGTTCACGTCCATCTCATCATGGTGACGGCTATAAAGAATCGGACACCATGTACACTCTCAACTGCACTGAGAATCATGCAGTATCTTATGGAATTGGCAGACCCGCCATGAATCAGGGTTACAACGCACGATTCAGTTTTCAGATTGAAGAAGAAACCTCACCTACACTTGTTGCATCGGGTGCAGGCGGAATTGCTCACCCTGTCTACAGTTCGTCAAAAGCATCATTTTTTACTGTTGCCGAAAAAGAAAAAGCAAATACCTTAGTGGCATCGGATTATAAAGACCCGCCGCTTGTAAATGACAGCACTCCTGAAATTGAATACATTGTCCGCCGTCTTACACCACAGGAATGTGCATTGCTGCAAGGAATGCCCACATGGTGGTGTGATGACCTGGGAACGGAAAATCCGACTGATATGCAGATTGACTGGTGGCAGAATGTTTTTGAAACCTACAACAAAGCTATCGGAAAAGAGTGCAAACCCAAATCCCGTAAGCAGATTGCAAAATGGCTGAAAAATCCATATTCCGACAGTGCTGCATACAAAATGTGGGGCAACGGCATCGCAGCCTGCAACGCATGGTTTGTCCTTGCCGGAATAGCCTGTTATGCACAGAAAAGTGAAGAATAATTCTACATATCTCACACTTGATATATGTGGCTTTTAGAGTTATCATGTGTACTACCAAAACGAAATGGAGGTTTACTACATGATTATTGAATTAGGACTTACAGGCAATGACCGCAAGGAACTGGTGAAAGCAGTCAGTGAGATTATCGGAACACCTGCCGAATATCAGTATATGCCTACCTGTGCATACAAAATCGGCAGAGATTACACAGTCACTAAGGAGGGTAATCTTGAAATCAGCGATTCAGCCAACAGCACGGAAACCCGGCATCTGGTAGATGAACTAGTCAGCAGAGGCTACGATATTCCACTTGATGAAGAAGAAAACGTTCTGACGGTAGAGATGCCGTTGGAACTGGTTGATGATGCAACCATCGACAGACTCAGAAGAATTGTAGAAAACAAGGGTGAACTTTTCAAGGCGGCATTCAAAACAGACAATCTTGAAATCCTTGTAGAAGAAGACAAGGTTTGCTTTCCATGGTTTTCTGTGGAGGAGTACGATGATACAAGCGCCTACTGCACTTTCATTTCCATGCTTTGCGAATTTGCGAAGAATCAAAGCCGTATCAACAACAAGCCTGACACCAGCGACAATCCTAAATATGCCATGCGATGCTATCTTCTTCGCCTTGGCATGATTGGAGCAGAATACAAAGCAGCAAGAAAGGTACTTCTCAGAAATCTTTCAGGCAGTTCAGCATTTAGAAAGGTGGGTGATTCAGATGAAGTTTCCGAATAAATGTTATCTGGAACAACTTCGAAAGCAGTACCCGGTTGGAACAAAGATACAACTGATTTCTATGCGGGATGAAAAATATCCTGTTCTTCCCGGAACAATCGGTGAAGTGACTCATATTGATGACGCTGGCAGTGTTCACATGAAATGGGAAAACGGTTCTTCCCTCGCTTTGATTCCCGAAGTGGATTCTTTTAAAGTTGTAGGGGCTTCAAAATAAGCGAGCACCCATTCCATCGTACTGTATTTTACCATAGAATAGCAACCTTATCAAGGGTGTATCTTACACAATCTTTCGCCGAAATACAGCCAAAAAGATTGTGTAGTAATCGTATTGCTATATCCTCCGTTTAGAGTTAATATGTAACACAACGAAAGGGCAAAAAGCCCAGAAATACGGAGGAAAATACCATGAACGAAAAGACAAGAAAGCAGATCGAAAACCTGAAAAACCAGACCATCGGCGTGGAGATTGAGATGAACCACATCACCAGAGACCGAGCCGCAAAAATTGCCGCTGACTTCTTCGGAACACGCCGCTACGAAAATACCGCCGGACGCAATGGTTACCACACCTGGAGCACCTGGGATTCACAGGGCAGAGAGTGGAAATTTCAAAGAGACGTTTCCATTGCAGGCCCCGACAACGAAAAGTGCGAACTGGTTACACCGATTTTGAAATACGAGGACATCGAAACCCTGCAGGAGCTTGTCCGCAGACTTCGCAAAGCCGGAGCAGTCAGCCATGCAGGAATTGGGGCTGGGGTTCACATTCACATCGGGGCAAACGGCCACACGCCGCAGACACTCCGCAACCTGGCAAACATCATGGCAAGCCATGAAAAACTGATTGCCGATGCCCTGAAAATTGACCAAGGCAGAATGAACAGATACTGCAGAACGGTAAGTCCCGAATTCATCGAAAAGGTGAACAAGAAAAAGCCTGCAACCATGGCACAGCTTGCAGACCTTTGGTACACAGCAAACGGTGCAAACTACGGCAGAGATCACCATTACAATGACAGCCGATACCATATGCTGAACCTCCACGCAACCTTTACAAAGGGCACGATTGAATTTCGACTTTTCCAGTTTGACAAGCCAACGGCGGAACGGAAAAACGGACTTCACGCCGGGCAGCTGAAAAGCTACATTCAGCTATGCCTTGCCCTTTCTGAAATGGCAAAAGAACTGAGAACAGCAAGCCCCAAACCACAGCAGACCGAAAACCCAAAGTTCGCCATGCGGACTTGGCTGATTCGACTGGGACTGGTTGGTGAAGAATTTGCCACAGCAAGAGATTTCTTGACCAGAAACCTGAACGGAGATGCCGCATTCCGATTTGGCAGATAAAGGCATAGCCTTTTGCTATCAACCCATTCAGACCGCTCCGGCGGTCTTATGGTGGTGAAAGGGTATTCCTTTCGGAAAGGATTTGATTACGATGACAAAATTTTACCTTGCCTACGGCAGCAATCTGAACGTGCAGCAGATGCGATTCCGCTGCCCTGATGCCAAAGTGGTTGGAACGGCGGAAATTCCCGATTACCAATTATTATTCAAGGGCAGTAAGACTGGTTCTTACCTGACCATTGAAAAGAAAAAGGGTGACGTGGTTCCGGTTGCCGTCTGGGCAGTTTCAAAGCGTGATGAACTGGCTCTTGACCGCTACGAGGGCTTCCCCAATTTCTATTACAAAACGGAAATGGAACTGCCGGTAAAATGCTGGAAAACCGACAAAACAAAAACGCTGACTGCCTTTGTGTACATCATGCATGAGGAGCGAAAGCTGGGAATTCCAAGTCATGCCTATGTGAGAACTTGCGTTCAGGGGTACCGTGATTTTGGTTTTGATTTGAAACATCTGCGGCTTGCGTTTGATATTAGCGAAAGGGGTGTAAGAAATGAAAACGGCTGAAAAAGTGACAAGAGTTTGTCCGCATTGCGGCATAGAATATCATGGCGTTCCTGCACTTTCCAGAATCGACAACCAGACGCTAATATGCCCTGACTGTGGAACAAGAGAGGCTTTGGAAAGCATCGGGATTTCCAAAGAAGAACAGGACAAAATCGTAAGCATCATTCATCGCAATACAACTGAATAATCGCACACAAGCCGCCACGTTTGGCTGTGTGGGCATTAAGGGAGACCACCGCAAAGTTATTCCTTTTGAAAAATTGCCCCACACGAGCCACATAGGCGGCTTTGTTGTGCCGTCATATTATACACAATAATTACCTCCGAAATCGGCTTTATGTTTGTTACATTTATTATCGCAGATATCGTTGACTATCCCCTTGATATGCGGTAATATACTACACAACGGAACGGGAAACCGACCGAAAATAACGAAAAAACGGAGGAAAACACCATGAACGAACAGATTAAAACATACTTTGAAAATCTCAGAAAGAATGCCGAGAACAATGCAAACAAGCTGAGACGAGGAACACTTGAAGCCTACTGGACTTACGAATTCAACCTTAACCACAACAGCAGCGAATTTGAATGCAATGAACTTCCCTGGACAACGGACATGAGTGATTTTGTGAAGACCATGAGAGAGGCAGGAGTTGAAACCATAGCGGTTACGGAAACAAGCACGGCACTCCTTGAAAACCTTCACAAACTCGCAAACCAGGGCTGCACCATTGAGGAACTTTGCAAAGTAAGCAGACCGGACATTTGGGGCAAGGGCAAAGAATACCCCGCAATCCGAATCAGAATTAACTAAAGCCAAAGAGCCAAGGGGCAGATGAAACTGCCCCACGCAGGCTCAGAAAGGAAAAGCAATGCACATACTTATTGTTGAACCGGGGAAACACCCAAGAGAAACCGACATTGACGGTAGCCTGGAATCGATGCAGAAAACGGTGGGCGGATACATTCAGGCAATTTATCCATGGGAAGATAAAGTAGCTTTAGTTGCCGATGAAGAGGCTAAACTGAAATCCGATACTCAGTGGAACAGAATGATTCCGGAAATCTGTGATGTCATCAAGGGCACATTTTTCATTGCGGGACTTGGAGATGAGGACTTCACGGACATTACGCCTGAACTTGCTGAAAAGTACAAGCAGCGTTTCTGGAACATTGAACTTTTCGTTCCAACTCCAAACGGTCTGATGCCGATTGTGATAAGGGACTGACAGCCGCCACGTTTGCCTGTAACGGCAAGCACGATCGTTTCCGAATACTTACCCAATGCAAAAATAAGCCCCACAAACGGCAATGTGGAGGCTTGTTTCTGCTGTCATAATATACACAATTATGAGCCGCTTTCAAGGCTGTATATTCTGGTAGTTTAGCGGGTTGCTATTATTCACACTATGCGGTAATATGTACACAACGCAAGGGAAACCAAGCGAAAACAAACAAAAACGGAGGAAAATCAAATGGTATCATACGGAATCGCAAAGGCAAGAGCAAAGGCTTGGAAAACAGACTGGAACGAAAGAACCGAAATCACAAAGGCAATCATCACCTGGGTGGACAGCGAGTACGAATACGAACTTGAAATTGCAAACGAAGACCACATGGACGATGAGGAGTTCAAAGCCTGGATTGAAAAGAACGCCGAAGATTTTGCAAAGGAAGATGCAGAGGAAAACGGAACGACATTTGAAGAAATCGACGGCATCGAATACGAAGAAGACTACATCGACGACGATGCACTTTTCGAAGATGAATACACTGCATGGGCAGAATTTGAATGGGAATGCGAAACGGGCAGATAATGCCCGACCAATTCACAAAACACAGCCTCGGAAACGGGGCTGTGTGGCTCGTACCGAAGATATATAGTACACAAATAATCACAGATATGTTTGTGCAGTATATTTCTCCGTTTACGCTTGATATACTTGAATTAGTATGGTAACATGGTTACAATGGGAATAGGATCTCGATTACAAAATAGCCCCACGGGGCTTAGAATTATTCAGACTTGCTTTTGGCAGGTCTTTTTTGTTGGGTGGTGATAGAATGGCGAAATACAAGCCGACAGAATTCATGGCAGAAGATTCAAGATACGATAAAAAGGCGGCAGACTATGCCGTCTCTTTTATTGAGTGCCTTAGTCATACCAAAGGCACATGGGCAGGAAAAAAGTTTGAACTTCTGAACTGGCAGGAACAGATTATCCGTGACCTTTTCGGTATTCTGAAACCGAACGGTTACCGGCAGTTTAATACAGCCTACATTGAAATTCCCAAGAAAAATGGCAAGTCAGAACTTGCCGCCGCTGTTGCACTACTGCTTACCTGTGGTGACGGTGAAGAACGAGCCGAAGTATACGGCTGTGCCGCAGACCGACAGCAAGCCGCCATTGTATTTGATGTTGCCGCTGATATGGTGAGAATGTGTCCTGCACTGAATAAGCGTGTTAAAATTCTGACATCACAAAAGCGTATCGTGTACATTCCAACAAACAGCTTCTATCAGGTACTTTCAGCTGAGGCTTACTCAAAGCACGGATTCAACATTCATGGAGTTGTCTTTGACGAGCTACATACGCAGCCTAACAGAAAACTCTTTGATGTTATGACAAAGGGTTCAGGTGATGCAAGAATGCAGCCGCTTTATTTCCTTATCACCACAGCGGGAACTGACACCAACAGCATCTGCTATGAAGTACATCAAAAGGCAAAGGATATTATTGAGGGCAGAAAACATGACCCGACATTTTATCCGGTAATTTATGGTGCTGATGAATCTGAGGACTGGACTGACCCGAAAGTGTGGAAAAAGGCAAATCCAAGTCTTGATAAGACTATCGGTATGGATAAGGTGGTGGCTGCGTGTAATTCTGCAAAGGAAACTCCGGGAGAAGAAAATGCTTTCAGACAGCTTAGACTCAATCAATGGGTAAAACAGGCTATCCGCTGGATGCCTATGGAGAAATGGGATAAATGCAAGGTCAATTTTGATGAAGATGACCTTTCAGGACGTGTCTGTTACGGCGGTCTTGACCTTTCCTCCACTACTGATATTACAGCCTTTGTGCTTGTATTTCCTCCTACCGAAGATGATGAGCATTACTACGTTCTGCCGTATTTCTGGTTACCGGAAGAAACACTGCCACTTCGTGTAAGACGTGACCATGTCCCCTACGATATATGGGAACGACAAGGCTATCTGAAAACTACTGAAGGAAATGTGGTTCACTATGGTTTTATCGAAAACTTCATCGATGAACTGGGGCAGAAATTTCACATCAAAGAGATTGCTTTCGACCGTTGGGGTGCGGTGCAGATGTCGCAGAACCTTGACGGACTCGGATTCACAATGGTTCAATTCGGACAGGGTTACAAGGATATGTCACCGCCTACAAAGGAGCTGATGAAACTGACCCTTGAACAGACCCTTGCTCATAACGGACACCCTGTTTTAAGGTGGATGATGGATAACATATTCATAAGACGTGACCCTGCCGGGAACATAAAGCCGGACAAAGAAAAATCCACAGAGAAGATTGACGGTGCTGTTGCCATGATTATGGCTCTTGACCGTGCAATCCGCTGTGGATGTGTTTCTGAGGAGTCTGTTTATGATTCAAGGGAGATGTTGATTTTGTAAAAGAAACTCAAATAACCATAATTAAAGTTCCTATTCCGATTAAAATGCACCCTATCAGTGATTTTGCTGTACATTCTTCATGTAAAAATATGAAAGCTAATATTAAGGTTATAACAACACTTAATTTATCTATGGGGACAACTTTTGATGCGTTTCCCATTTGCAAGGCTTTATAGTAACAGAGCCATGATGCCCCTGTTGCCAATCCTGAAAGAATTAAAAATATCCAGCTTTTTTTGCTGATTTCTGTAATGCCGTTTTGTGCATTTGTGAGAAACACCATTCCCCATGCCATAACAACAACTACCACTGTTCTGATTGCTGTTGCTAAGTTTGAATTTACTCCATCTATTCCAACTTTTGCTAAAATAGATGTGAGTGCTGCAAATATTGCAGATAAAAGTGCTAAAATAAACCACATAATAATCCCTTCTGTATATTTTAAATTCCGATAGAATCTTTCTGTCGTTTAAAGTATTATACCACACGCCCAATCTCAAAGTCAAGAAAGGAGCGTGATTCTACGTGTATTTTCAGCGGACTTTTCAAATCCAGAGATAAGCCACAGCACAAAAGAAAAATCCACAGAGAAGATTGACGGTGCCACCCCAATGATTATGGCTCTTGACCGTGCAATCCGCTGTGGATGTGTGTCTGATGAATCTATTTATGATTCGAGGGAGATGTTGATTTTATAGTTGATATCAGTTCGGCAAATTGGAAGTTATGATTATCTATACTCTTCAGGAAGTTCCATATGAAATACTTCGCACAACAACTTTACATCATGCATATCATTTTCATCATAATCGTATCCCAAATGGAACAGCAGTTGACTATACGGTTCAATACAAGAAACTTCTATTTCCTCAATTTTTCCTATTCCCGAAAAAATCTCTGATGGAAAACAATCCCCTTCGTAAAGAATTTCACCATTTTTTGTATATTCAAAACAATGTAAATCAATAATTCTTTTCTTCAAATCCTCCCATACTGTATGGTTCGTTGTTGTATACTCCATTTTTATCTCATAGAAACCATTGTTTTTAATTATCTGTATAAATTTATGATAATCTTTCTTTTCTACAAATATATCAATATCGTTATGTCTTCTTGTTTCATATCCAATAAGCGCATCTACACCCCAACCGCCGTCAAGAAATACTTTAATCTCCGCATCCGTTGCAAGTCTGATAATCTGTTTTGCATCTGTTATACTGACCATATTTTCCTCCCCTAAATTCCGATTTGTAGAGCAACTGCTCTGCATTCTGTTTAGCATATTATAACACACCCATATACACAAAGTCAAGAAAGGAGTTGATTCTCATGGGTATTTTCGCAGGACTTTTCAAGTCCAGAGATAAGCCACAGAACAGTTACGACAGCCCGTCCTACACATATTTTTTCGGACGAGCAAACAGCGGTAAACGTGTAACTGACAGAACAGCCTTGCAGCACATTGCGGTTTATGCCTGCGTGAGAGTTTTGTCGGAGGCTATCGCACAGTTGCCGCTTCATGTGTACAAATACAACGATAAAGGAAAAGAGCGAGTGCCACAGCACCCGCTTTACTTTTTGCTACACGACCAGCCGAATCCTGAAATGACATCATTTGTATTCCGTGAAACACTGATGAGCCATCTGCTGATTTACGGCAATGCCTATGCACAGATTATCCGGAACGGCAGAGGTGATGTCATTGGTCTGTATCCTCTGATGCCGGATAAAATGAAAGTAGATCGTGATGATAAAAACCGCTTGATATATATTTACAGCCGTTACGATGAAGCCAATCCGAACATGAAAGAACAAGGTGACATCATTCTTTACGCAGATGAAGTTCTCCACATACCCGGACTTGGCTTTGATGGATTGGTTGGATATTCGCCGATTGCACTTGCTAAAAATGCAATCGGTATTTCTATTGCCTGTGAGGAATACGGTGCGTCATTCTTCGGAAATGGAGCATCTCCAAGCGGTGTACTTGAACATCCGGGAGTGATTAAAAATCCTGAACGTGTACGTGATGCATGGCAGAGAGCCTACGGAGGTAGAAACGCCCACAAGGTTGCCGTACTTGAAGAGGGCATGAAATTTACACCCATTGCAATTCCGAATAATGAGGCTCAGTTTCTGGAAACAAGAAAGTTTCAGATTGAGGAAATTGCAAGGCTATACAGAGTGCCGCTCCACATGATTGGCGACCTTGACCATGCCACATTTTCCAATGTAGAACATTTATCCCTCGATTTCGTGAAATACAGTCTTGACCCATGGATTGTCCGCTGGGAACAGGGACTGCAAAAGGCACTCCTTTCAGATTCAGAGAAAGGACAGTATTTCATCAAATTCAATGTTGACGGACTTCTGCGTGGAGATTATGCAAGCCGTATGCAGGGATATGCCACGGCAAGACAAAACGGCTGGATGTCAGCGAATGACATTCGTGAACTGGAAGATATGAACATGATTCCTGCCGAAGAAGGCGGAGACCTCTATTTGTGTAACGGCAGC